GTCCATGCTTCCTGTGCGTTGTCATAAGCGATGGCAGAACCCTCGTTTTTGACTGGTGCGGCAGAAAAGCCAGACAGTTTTGTTTCTTCTTCAAAGCTACGCTCAGAGGTTTCGGTTTCATAAATCTCTTTATGTTCCTCACCATAACGGGCGTACTCAAGACCGAACAAAGCGTTCAGACCGGGAAGGAGTTCCTTCAGTAGTTGTGCGCGTGAAATAGCCATGATTTATGCTCCTTATGCGCCAGTGGCAGAATAGTAACCGTGTAGACCTTGGTTTAACTTAACCAAGATTTCAGGATACTGGGTGAACACAAGCGTAGAACTTGCAGCAAATGCAGTTGCTGGCGCTTGGTCTAGTACAAACGATGTTGCACCAGCAGAGGCGGCAGTAGCCACAAAAGAGTTAGAGGCAATGTACTGACCATTAGCAGCAAGCGAACTAACGTCTGTACCAACAGGCAATGCAAAAGGCAAAGCAGAGCAGGTAACAGTAGCGGTAGAAATGCTGCTGTAAGTTGCAGTACCCAAGGAAACTGAAGTTTCCATAACCAAACCAACCATACGCAAAGGTAAGGTGGTGGTGACAGGGGTAGCCGAAGGAGCCAAAACTGCGTTAGCAGAATTACCAGTGTTAGTACTGCCGGTGTTATTGATGGCTGACAGGTTAGTGCCAATCATCGCCGCAGCGCCAGAAGCAACAGTAGTACCGGTGTTACAAACAACAGCCTTAAAAATAGCATCAGTATCATCATAAACATAAGCTTGGCAGTCACCGGCGGTAGTGCTTGCGGGCCAATATTGAGAAAACAACTTTTGCTTAGTTGTGGGGTTGGTGAAAGTACAGCCTAAGAAAATACCGACGGTCTGGTTTAAACCAGTGCCAGTAGAAACGGAAGCCCTTTGGAGGCGACCACGGGATAGAACAACAAAGTCACCGTAGAAGATGTCAGTCGCATAACCGTACTGGATGGGGTACATACGGGTAGAACCCGCAAATACTTGACCTCCGATTAGGTTCTGCGGCAACAGCCCATAAGGTGCTGATACAACAGGATAAGCCATTTAAGACTCCTTTAAAAGTTATGAACCTTTGCCAAAGCTTGTCGAAGATTTGCTTTCTTTAAAAAGCGGCATCCTCGCGTCACTTTGACGCATTAAATTACTATCAACTGCTTCTGTTTGCGCTTGAGTTAACTTAGTAAAGTGAGTATCACGTTGCTGCATAAACTCTACCGGACATTTGCATAATAGTAACCCGCCAATCTCGATCTGACCGCTAAAGCGGCTGCCGGGATCAACTAGCAGTTTAAATTTTGGCTGCTCTTCTGAAGAAACGGGCTCCCAACCTTCACGGTATTTACCCGTAATGTTGCGCTGATCGTAATCATTCAAAGTAGAAACACGAACCCATCTGTACGCATAACCCGGCTCCTTTTCAGGCTCCGGTAGTAAGTCTGCTTGCTGCCACTGCTTAGGACGCTCAAACACTACACGTTCTTCAAGTTCACGGGGTTTTCTGTTTTCAGCCATTTAAGACTCCAATTTTATTAACTCTTTAGCATATTGCTCGGGAGTTAGATTTAGTTTTTTAGCGATGTTGAGTTGACTTGTATTCAACCTAACGCGCTTTGATGATGTGCTACGGTTGGCTGGAGCCACTACCGAGCTGGGTTTTGTGCCACGGCTTTCGCTGGGCTTTTCGTTCTCAAATTGCTCTGGGAACCGGTGACGCATTGTTTCATCAATACGTCTGTAATACTCTTGTGAAGAAAGGACTACTCCTTCTTCTTTAAGTTGTTCATGCAAAGCCAAGGCCATGCCAGTCATCAACTTGTCGGCACCAAACCAAGTATTCTGTTTCTGCCAAGCTACTGCTGAGTTATCAACAGGTACTCGTTCTGGCTGCCTTGTGGGCGTTTGTACATCAAACTCTTCGGTTTGTAAAGGCGCTGGTCGGTAATTCTTAACTTTGTCGCGTTTTATAGACGCTTCGGTTAACTTTTCCTGCGCTTCCATTACTTTTTCGGTGTCACCAGAGTCATAAGCCTCTCGATAAGCCCGTTTGGCTGCCTCAAGCTCCAAGTCAACAGCTCGCTGGATAGATGACAAGACGTTCTTTTCGCTGTCATTTAAAGTGGATTTAAGGCGTTTGTTCTCCTCAACCACCCTTTTAACCAGTTCAACAGCCTCATCTTGCTCGCGTCTGGCGGCATCTTTTTCCCGGCGCTCGTCATGCGCCAGCTTCTTCATCTGGATAAGCTTCTTTTTGACCTTAGTCGAGTAGTCTTCTAGCTCATCGTTGTAGAGTTCTTCTCTAACCGCCTCTGGAAGTGGGTCTTTATTGCGGTCTTCGACAGGGGTGTCGTCTTCAAATTCGAGCTCTATCTCGTCATCTACTTTGTCTTTTTCTGATTTTTCATCAGGGAATTTGTATTCTTCGTACATATCTGTTCCTTATTTGCGTTTTATGCCGCGAGGATCTTCCACTGTGCCTTCGACGTTATCGTCGTAAATCACTCGGAATTCGCGTCCATGAATTAGTAAACGTGTACCGGCATTTGGGCGAACCAAAATAAAGTCACCTTTTTTGCACCAAGGCCCACTAGGGAACTTGGTTTTGTCTGCATAACAGTCTGGCCCCATATCAACAACAAATAAAACTGTAGTTAACAGCTCTTCGTATCGCATGGTTTCATCGGCTTTGATTAAACCGCTTTCAAACTCCTCTTCTGCTTCTGGAATAGCGCAAAGAATGCGATAACCAGATGGCTGGGGGAGTTGTTTAGCTTTCTCTTCAGCCTCTTTGTGCAGTAGTTGTGTTAAATCTACCGCTTTTGTAAGATCAAGTTTTTCACTCGTCATCTTCATTTTTGTTGAGTCTTTCGTGTAGGTCTAGGATAAAGGAACGTGCAGTGAGAAGACCTTTAATCTCTCCGCACATTTTTTTGTACTCCGCAAAGTCATTGGCATTACCGTCTGCCATGGCTTCTTGAAGTTGCAAAATCTTGTCATTGACCTTAGAGGTCAAGTGTTCTAGGTATTTATCAATCATTCTTTACCTTTCTCTGCGCCTCTCTTTGTACGGCCAATTGGGCGTTTGTTTTGGCTGCATCTACTCCAAGGCGTAGGCGCTCCAGACCGGCGGCTTGGTTTTGTGATTTGTCATGCTTTTGGGTATCCGCTTGGATACGCAACATGTCAACTTCTTTCTGGTTCGCAATACGAGTGGACTCGTTGGCTATTTGGGCTTGCTTGGCTTGAACATCGGCCGCAACCTTTTGTTCTTTGATGCCAACATCTTTTTCCTTGATGGCCAATTCCTTTTGTTGCATCTGAACAAGTGGATCTTGTGCCAACTGCTGGTTTTTTTGTTGTGCTGCCTCGGCTTTGTTTTCGTCAAGTAGCTGTTTGCTGGCCTGAGCAATAAGCTTGGACAACTCGTTTTCCACTTCGGCAGGGAGATGTTTGCCGGGTTCTGGAAGGGTAACTCCCATCTGCTTTTCGATCTCATTTCGGTAGTGAAAGCCCAAATGCTCGGCAATATGGGATTGCAGGGCGGCCATGATTTGGTTGGCCTGTGGGTTTTGTCCAATCGTTTGAGTAATGTTTGGATCCTGTAGGAAAGCTTGATGGACGGCAATGTGCGCGTCTTGATCCTGAGTGATAAACGCCTTCATAGGTTTACCCTTGAGTGCGTTCATGTTTTCGGAAACTGGATCGATTGGGCGCTCGTCGTCTTCTAGGGGGACTAGCTTCTGCGCGTTCTTAATACCCAGAACATCTAACATCTGGCGATGGAGCTGTGGCAAGTCATAGATCTGTGGAGCTTGCTGCGCCAGCTGGATCACCGCTTGGTACTGAACAATCTTCTGCGCCATGGTCGCGGCGTTTGGATCGCTCACTGGGATAACGTCTACTAGATCATAGTCAGATTGTTTAGCGGTCTTCTTGCCTTCGACTGGTTCGTAAGAGTAATCAGGCGGTGTGTAGTCGCGGATGATGTCTCTTAATAGGCAAAGCTCTTGTTTAAAGGAGTAGTGAATGCGCGCTTGTACGGCGGTCATTACTTTTAAAGATCGCTCTAGGATCGCAAGGGTTGTTCCAACTGGAGAGTTGGCAGACATATCGGCAACTTGAATATCAGCGGCCGAGGCAAAGCGTCTTCCCTCTTCTACTATTTTGTCAAGTAACTGAGCAAGGACTTGGCTTGGCTCCTTGTACGGCAGAGTCATGATGTTGTCTTTGATCGCCCCACTTGGAACGTCTACATCTCTAAATTCTCCCGGCCCGATAGGGGTGTCGTCCCCTTTAGTGCGTAAGCCGCGCGTTTTAAAGCCGCCGGGTAGGTTGGATAGTGTTCCAGCGTCTACCAATTGGCGAATAATGCTTGTTGCTGACTTGGCAAATGCTCCGACTAGGTGGATTAAACCAAAACAGTAGAAACCAAAACCCGGAACATAGCCATAGTGGACGTAATGCTGGCGCTTTTGGTGTTTTTTGTCCTCTGGACGCCAGTTTCTTCGGATAGCCAGACATTTTTCGCTACCCTTTTCCACTGTAACAATATACGGGAGTGCAATTCCTGTAGGTTTGCCATCTTTATCCTTGTGCTCAAACCCTTCAAGGTCTAAATTCACGTTCATCTCGAGAATTTTGTATCTGTCGTCTGTAGTAGCCTTGAATCCCATCTTCTCGGCAATCTTTTTTTCTACATCGTCGAGCATATTTTCTGGTTCGCCCAAATCAATGTCTAAATAGAAGCCGTCTACTTGTAGTTTTCGTAGATCGTTCTCTGTTTTACGCATAACGTGGGTTACGCGCTCTGAAGTTTCAATATCTGAAGCCCCATAAGGTACGACTATGTCTTCGGCCGGCACAAAAATAGACGTCTGACGGTCTTTTGCGGGGTCAAAGTAAACTTTCTTGAACGCATTTCCTGACAGGCCCAAGCCCCACAACATTCTTTCGTGTTCTGGGCGAAATTCTGTCATGCGATCTGTGAGCTCGTAGTTCATGTCATCCTGAACTCGGGTTGCAGCGTCTTTCTTTTCCTGAGTTTCTTTGCCAATGATCTGGGTCTTGACTGGCCCAGCCGCCGGAAAAGTGCTCATCATGATCTCGGCTTGGAACTTAACCAATGCTTCGGAGAGTAGTGGGTGGTAAACACCGCAAGCGCCAATCCATGGGTCAGCTCTTTCCTCTATCTTCATGCCTAAGAGTTCTAGGCCATCAACATAGGTCTGCATCCAGTCTTTTCTGGAATTCACATCGTCTTCAAAGTCGGAAATTAAGTCTTGAACAATCTCAGAGATAACATCATCTGGGAGAACTTCGGCAAGGTTTTCATCAAAGTCATCTTTGCTTTCCCCTAGAGTGATCTCCATATCACCCAATTTAATATTGAGTTCTTCTGGATCAACGATTTCAATTTCAATATCGGACTCTCCAGAGTCAAGTGACCCCAAGCCTTCCGGCGCTTCGTATAGACTTTTGTCAATCATAATCGTCCTTAGTAATAAGCCATCTTGCGTCTGAATTTGAGAGGTTCGTCTTCCTCGTCACTATTCAAACGTAAAAAACCACCCTTTCTGAATCTGATAAGGGCCTGTGTAGTAGAGTCAACTAAGTCGTCGTGGTCTGAGTTTGGAAATGCCGCCATCTCTTCTATCAGCTCATCCGCCCATCTTGTTCCGGGCGCCCACACTTTACCGCTTGCAAACAAATCAGATACAGAATTGATCCTTACCATCTTATCATTCCCCCTGCTTGGAGTAAATTCAGATACTGGGATTCCCATAGCTCTCAACTCAAAAATCAAAGGAGCGCCAGAAGCTTTGGCTTCCACGATAAAGGCGTCTGGCTCCCACTCCTTATAGTGGTTAAACGCTTTTTCCTTTAACTCAGGAAACTCCATCCTTTTTTTGAAAGCATCTAAAAGAATCACGTTAGGGTCATTGGGGTTCTCGTCTTTATAGAAAACACCCCAAGTCGTACAGGCTGAGTAGTCGCTTCTCTCTGATTTAGTAAACGCCGTGTCCCAGCTCTGGATGATGAACTCACAAACAGGAGGGCGGTCTGGCTCCCATATTTTCCACCACTCCCGCTTGACAATTGCGCCCTCTTCAGATGTCGGGCTCTGTTGGTACTGGGCGTTCCACTTTCCCGCAGGGAGTTCTGACTGGAGGGATAGTAGCTCTTCGAGTGACCAGAACTCTGGCCAAAGAGGGTTTCCACTCGGAAGGATGGCGGGGAAGTCTATAACCTCCCAGTCGTCGTTTCCTTCTTTATCAATAGAGGATTGGATGATGCGGCCGGTCAGGTCTTTCTTTGACCAGCGCGTCATAACCACTACGATGGATCCTCCGGGCTGGAGACGTTGCCTTGGCCCAGAGGTATACCACTCGTAGACCTTATCAAAAATCTCGGGACTTGTAGCAGCTAACGCGGCTTCTTGTTCTGAGTGCGGGTCATCAATAATGAGGAGATCCGCTCCTTTACCAGTAACGGTACCCCCAACACCAATAGCAAAATACTCGCCACCAGCATTAGTAGCCCATCGACCAGCAGCTTTGCTATCAGAGCGAAGATTGACGTTTGGGAAGATCTTTGCATATTGTTCCGAATCTACTAAGTTCCTGACCTTACGACCAAAACCCACCGCGAGTTCCGCTGTGTTAGAAGTCTGGATAATCTTCTTATTAGGGTACTTCCCCAAGAACCAAGCGGGCAAAAGGAAGGATGCAAACTCAGACTTCGTATGCCGAGGAGGCATATTAATGATCAGGCGTTTTATTTTCCCCTCTGCGATCTCTTGGAACTTGTTAGCCATAACCTTGTGGTGGCGCCCATCAATGAACCCCGGCCACATCTCTTTGACAAACTTATTGAAATCAACTTGAGCTTTCTCCCTCTTCAGGGATGACTCGTACTCCGCCAAAGACTCAAAGAAAGCCTCTTGCTCATTGATGGGCAGCTTAGAGATCTTCTCCGTGATTGCGTCGATATTCATTTGCCGCACGGCCCAAGAGCCTCTAGGTATTCTTCGTCTGTGGGCATAACGACTACTTCGCTCTGAGTCTCGATCCAAACATGGGCTCCACAAGACAAGGGTTTATCCGGTGCATAGACAATCTTGCTAGGGCCTAAGACGCTCACCTCATGGGCGTATCTGTTTTCTTTATAAGTCTTCACAGTAAGAACAGGCTCATTCACCCCATTCTTCCTGTTGGACTTTATAACGTGCTGGTTTACATGGATGATTGTCTTCATGAGAGACTTCTGAACTTTACATAGCTAGGACGAATAGACCGAGCGCTCTTAGCTAGTCTTTTACACGCACCCATCTCTACTAGCTTCTTCATAGTCCTGTGGACATTACCCCTGCCCCTATCCCCTGTCATAAACATAACGTCGTCCACAGTCGGGCCGTAACCAAACTTTTTCCACCATTCGTCTATAACTAAATATATAGTTCTCTGTTTCTCAGTCATATCATTCACTTGTAATACTTTTAGGATGGAACAAGTTCCAATTTCAATGTTTCCAAAAGATAACGGGCGTCTTCTCACCCATATAAGCACCTTCGATATTAAACTCAATGTACTCAATAGCCTCAAACTGCTCCATACCGTCGCGCGCCATAAGAATGTCAACTATCTCATCGCCGCTATAGACAAGCACATCTACTCTAGTGTTATCTCTCCATATACAGGCAGTACCAATAGCAGCTTCATCAAAGCCATCAATCTTCAATAGGTCGGAATCTAGCTCATCAAAATCAATCATCGCGTTTCTCCAAAAATATACCCCCCACCCCTTTTGTATCAGAAAACACAAGGGGGCCTAATCCATATCCTCAAACTTCTCTGTAGTCTGGCCAATTTCAGAAGCATCCCCCCGAAAGCTTTTTTCTGAAAATTTTTGTGGAATTTGTTCTGATCGATTGTCTGGAATAGTATGTAATACAGACACCCACGCGCGCCCGTCGATTTGGGGGTCTGCCCCCTCGGTGGGGTCGCTGGGATCACTAATCGTAGAGGCTGGAGCTGGCGCAAGTTCCGCTAGCAAAGATTGCGCGCTGTTGTCTTCTATCTGTTTAGCATCCACATCGATAGCTGTTCCAAGCGTTGCCAGTAACCGCGCTCTGATATCTGTACTGCGATTGACTGTCGTGATCTCTTTGCGCTCAACGAATGCTCCGACCTCGTAGAGTTGGCCTAGCAAGCGTAAGCACTGTACTCTTGCGCTCGGTGGGAAGTCATCATCCAAGCTGTGTTGCACCAGCTGTTGCACCAGCAATGCCTTCAATTGAGTAGGAGTTCTATGTTTCTCTGCCTCTATTGCCAGCTGGTACGCCTCGACTTCCGTTTGTATTCGGGTATCGCGACTCAGGCGACAAGCGTTATCCCCTTGAGTCTTGACACTTGCCTTAGTGTTATAGCTGTCTCTGTAACTCTGTGCTTTAGTCTTACCTAGTGCGAGATTGCGGGCGAATTCCCTTTGCTTAGTGGTTAAGTTGGCTTTCTTATTGGCTCCGCTACTTAGCAAGCTCTCTATCGGGATCTGCTCTAACCCTTCTTTAATCTGCGCGCGCGTTAGTTTCTGTGGCATTGTGTTTCCGTAGGTATATCTGAGGAATAACCACAAGCATAACCAAACCCGCGCTGGAATGCAAAGCACCCTTACATTTACCAGCTGTGCCAGTCTATGTCTATGTAACTACTGGACACACCCATGATCTATCTAATCCTTACCCTTGGCTATCTATCCTTCGCGCTCTGTGCTCTGGGAGCTGTGCTCTCTAACGACCACGACCGACGCCAAGCTGAGATCCGCGCGCGCGCTCAAGCCGAGTTGGATGCACTCAAGCTCGATAGGGACAAGCTCGCTCGCACCCTATAACAGCAAACGCAAGCATTACAAAAAGCGCTGCAAACTGGAACAAGTTCCACCCTAAAAGTATTACAGGGTAAGTCCCTATAAAAATAATGCTTGACAAACCATACACATACCATACATGATAGAGGTGTTAGTCATGTGTTGTGCCTAACAAACCTACCTTAAAGGAGTCTAGATGTATACCGCTCAGTCAAACAGAAATGGCAATGTAATCGTCTGTAAAGACGAGACACCAAGGCCTAGCTACGAGATCATTTGCTACGGCACTTACCAGCAATGCTTAGAGATCAAAGTCCGCTACATGGCTCACATTGAATCCGCCAAGGCCTTGATTGCTATGCACTTTGAGAGTTACGACAATGTCTGAGACACGCAAGCTCACCTTCCACGCTGATCCTTCACATGGCTGGCTCGAAGTACCAGTGCTAGACATAATGGCTTTAGGGATCATTCCCTCTGAGTATTCTTATATCAAGGGCGACAAAGTCTTTCTCGAAGAAGATTGCGACGCGAATGCCTATCTCGAGCGCGCAAAGTCTGCGAACTGGACTATCAACATCACTGAGGCGTACACCAACAACGACTCACCAATACGCAATTACGCGCGCTGGCACCTATTGGACGCGATGTTTGTAAACAGGGAGGCATCCAATGAAAACTGAATATGGAGCTCTATCGGATCGATACATGGTTGTCACTAAATCGATAACCCTTCACTTAACACCGCGCGCATGGCACTTGTACACAGATATGAAGTTCGTCGAGCTGGTGGCTGACTACCTAAACAAACACATCGCTGACGCCTTCAACCAGTGCGACTCAATGGGTGAGGCACTCACACAGGCGGAACTAGTTCTAGAGAATGTCTCCGAGTTCGGAGCATTCGACACCGAACCACGCGAAGTCTTGCATTCATTGGCCAACAAGTTTTATTACGGAGACAAATCATGATCATCACAGGTAAAGACAACATTGAGCTGTTCCGACTCATGACACTGAGACAGGGGCTCAAGCTCGAGATGAGTGGGCTCAAAGTTTCTCGGGGCGTATCGATTGTGAAGATCCTGAAGAAGATGGGATACACAGGCACACGCAAACAAATGCTCGCCCAGCTGGACGAGATCCACGCGCAAATCCACAAAACTGATGATGACTACGAGGCGCGCGTTACCGCACTCGAAGAAGAGGGACTAACTCGGGGCGACGCGCAAGCTGTCGTTGACGCACAGGGCAACTGATGAGGCTTGATTAGCCGAAACCGCAGAGATGCGGTCTTGTTCAACACAAAGGAGTTTTATCATGATTTACACCGAGCACGACTACTTCCAAGCTGGCTACAAGTACGAGCGCGGTCACCCGACTATTGCGTTCACCATTCGATCCATGCTGGAAAAAGAAAAACCGCACGACCGCACAGAGGCGCGTCATTTGATCTCAGCTGGACGCGCTGAAGCCCTCCTCACACCATTTAAGAAAGCAGCCTAACCATGCCTACCAAACAAGAAATCCACGAGTTTTTACTCGAGCTCCGCGACTCAGGCGAAACCAATATGTTTGGAGCTGGCTCATACCTCCAAGAGGAATTTGGTATGACTCGCTACGAGGCAAAGGACGCGCTGTTGGAATGGATGCGCTCCTTCACAGTGACGCACACAGCTAATGCCGACACGCCTTTGCGAGTTGACGCTAGATGAGAGTGATCTCGATCAAGACGGCTCAGGCCGTCTGTGGCTCGCTCACTCAAACGAGCAAGATGCCTTGCAAGTCTTACAGCCTCCCAACCGAGGCCTGTAAGACTGGCTACAAAATGGCTCAACAAGCTGGCTCAGTGTGCTCCAGCTGTTACGCTGACAAAGGCCTGTACGCGCTTTACGCTAACCGCGTGAAACCCGCTCAGTTTGCTCGGCTCGACTCACTTAGCGATCCAAGCTGGGTGGATGCAATCGTTAGCCTGATTGGTGCTGACAGCTACTTTCGGTGGCATGACGCTGGTGATCTTCAAGGCCTTTGGCACTTGGAGAAAATCGCTTGCGTTGCCCAGCTGACACCACGCACCAAGCACTGGTTACCGACGCGGGAATACGCTGTAGTTAAAAGCTACATCGCGAAGCACGGCTCGTTGCCGAAGAACTTAATCGTTCGGCTTTCGGCTATGTTCCCCGATAAATTGGCACTTGTTCCAAAATCGCTCAAAGGCATCAAGAATGTGACTGTCTCCAATGTCCATACTAATAAACCCTTGGGCAAGGAATGCAAGGCGCCAGCTCAAGGCGGTGAATGCCGAGACTGTCGCGCTTGCTGGAGCTCTGCAGTTGTCTCTTACAAACTTCATTAAAGGATAAAAACATGAGATGCGATCACACAAAAGAAGAGTCTTGGTGGGAGAACGACGGACGAGGCATACCGCTAGCCCGAGTCTGCTTTAAGTGCAAAGACGAAGTGCTATCCACATACAACCCGAGATTTTTAAGCTATTACACCCAAGCAGATACAGACGAGCGAATCGAGGAGGAGGAATAAACATGAAAGCATTAGATCTATATTTATATCTTGACAAAGCTGGCATTAAATACGATGTTGTCGAGACATTCGAAGGCTTGCGTACTCTTAGCTTTGAAGTAGTAGAAGAAACCATTTCCGACTATGACTACACCGACGAAGGGAAAACCGAATGATGGCGCAACAACATGGTGGCTGGTCAAACCACGCCACGCAATTTATCTTCTTTAAGCTTTTTGATGGATTTGATCCCTACGACCATTTCCCCGACGATCAGGCCAATATGCGTGATTGGCTATGGGAAGAGCTAAGAATGTACGCTGAAATTGAAGTGCGTGAATCTACCAAATTCACAAAGAACTTAGCCAATGACCTCGCGATGCTGTTTCTTTTGGATGTCAACTGGACAGAGATTGCCAGCCACTTGTACGAAACCTATTCTTTGCAAGAAGATGGAGGCGTTAAGTGAGAAAGCTTTTTCTGATCGCCTGTTCCGAGTCTAAATTGAGCTATCCCGCGAAAGCTGTGGATCTGTATCAAGGCCAAGCTTTCAAGCTCGCGGTTAAATCCGCGTTCCGAGCTGATGCCGACATACTGATTCTCTCTGCCCAGCATGGGGTAGTTCAACCCGACCAAATCCTCGAGCCATACGATTGCTCCCTTTTGCGTCGCTCGACCAGCTGGCGCGCAGAGTGGGCAAAGACTACCGCCAAACAACTGTCGAAGTACAAAAACCGCCCGACCACGATTCTCGCGGGCAAATTTTATGCATCGGCTGCGACTGGTTTTTCAAACAAGAGCACACCGCTAGCTGGCTTGGGCATAGGCCAACAGCTTTCGGTGCTATCCAAAATGTCGAAAGGTACCAATGAATAAATACAAAATCACGGCCTCTAGCTTGAGCTATTACACGCTCGAGATTGAGGCTGAATCTGAAGATGAGGCCTTTGCTCTAGGCAAAGATGCTTATGGCGGTAGCTTTAAGCCCGACGGGCAAGCTGACTGGGTGATCATTAATGTGGAGCAAACAGCATGAAACTAGACAAGCTAATAGAGATGATAGAGCGCGCTTACGAGCTGGGAGTGCAAGCTCAAGCTGGTGATCCTGATCAGGCGTTATCCGAAGAGGTAACCAGCGAGTGTGCTGAATTTTTGGCAGTTTGGGAAGAAGACTGGGGATCTTTTGAATCTATGGATATCGTGGACAAAGACATATTGGAACTTATTACAACTTTGAAAGGCAAATAATGGCAAAACTAGTTATTGAAAACGGCCATCCGTCAATCGTTGACCGCTGGGATGCAGACGACATTCAATCGGTGGCTGAGAATATGGATGCAAGACTAACCGAAACGCAAATCTTGGAGGTCATGGAGCTGATTGTTAGATCGCACGACGCTAACTATGGGATCAATTGGGATGTCATTGGAAGTGCTATCGATGCTTTATATCCTGATTTGGGGGCAACATGAAAACCATCATTACCATGAGAGCCGACTTAGCCGAAGAAGGGCTAGCTGTGCCAGCATCTAAAGCTTTTAAAAATTACGACACGCAAGTCGATGTTTCCTACATCACCGCAGAAAAGCTGGAAGGCGCAACCTATGGCGACGATCCAGCCGACCCCGACGATCATCCATTTTGTTATGTAGAGCTGAAAGATGGGCGGTCGCTGTACTTTATGAGCGTTGATTTAGATTTTAAATATGACAATGGAGGCAAAACCATAATGGACGATAACGAACGCAAAGCTTTTGTAAAAGCATACGGGCGCAATGTAGCCAAAGTGGGGGACGAAGATGTGACAGACTTTGTACTCAGATACAGCGAAGGCGAAGATATGTCGGAGCTAGACTCTGGAGACTTTGCCAGCATCGTTGACGCACTGGGCGTATGGCACGAAGCAGTCAAATACTCTATCAAGAAGTACGCAATCAAAGCAATCTAGAGAAACCCACGCAGAGACTCGGCAACCTCCACAGTTCCAAGTCTCTGTTCTGTATCGTTGAAATCTTCCCCAGCCTCGCCTAGCCAATAGGTCGAGGCTATTTTTTTGGCACTTCTTACGCCTGTCTCGTCGTTATCCGCGATAACCAGCGGATTTACCAAGCTCGAGGCTATATCTACCATGTTGTTTGCCGAGAAACACACATGGATTTGAGCTGGAACGCGCAAATGTTTCATCGCACGACGCACGGACATCCCTGTTGCCAGCCCCTCGCACACGATATCGCGCCCTTCTTTCCCGATCACGAGGCTAGCTCCTTTGGTAATCTGTCCTGTCAGGAATTTTTTAACACCATCTGGGGCTATTAATTGGCAACCTACTAGCAAAGAGCCAACGCGCATTGGCACCACGAGTAACTCTTTCCACACCGATAAGTTCATATCGAAGCCCTTCCTAACCATGTACGGGTGGCGGGACTGCGTAGTTTGGCTAATGATGTAAGCTGCTTTTCGCTGGGCTTTCTCCTGTCGCTCGAAGCGCTCCTTCTGCAACTGCTGGCGCATGGCTACAGCATGAGGGTCGTAAACATAGTTTGATGTGGACTTGTAGATTTGGTGCTTATCGTGGACTGCGAAGTTAATCACCGCGCCAGCTTGACCATCGAAGATGTACGCGCCATTCTTCTTTTGTGGGTGATCTACTGTGCCAACCCTGATCCATTTGTTTAGCTCGAGGCCATTTATCAGTAGGCCATGCTCGATTGCGAAACTCTCAAAACTCATCTTCATGCTCCAATCTCGCTACTTGCTGTGCAAATTGTTTCAAGGCTATCAAATCGCCCTCCAGCACATGACCATCGAAGACAAACTTCTTAGACCTCACATCGAAAACCATCTTTGTGAGCACCAAGATGCCACAGTCGTAGGCTAAATCTGCCAACTCTCTATTATTCATCTCGGTGGCTCTCATACACGCGCCTTTGCTTTTGACCACGCTATATTCCTTGACTTAATGTAGTTTGCGGTGGTAACTGAAGTGGGTCGGGTGGTCTTTTGTAAGCCATTAGGCCAGTATCCGTACTTCTCTTTGTACTTAAATGCAGCCCATCCATCTTTGTAATCTCTAGACTTTGCGTAGTACAGAAGCTCAGAGTAGAAGTTCTGATTCTCTGCAAGAGCCTGTCTACTGGTCATGCCCAGCTCATGGAGCTCGCCAGCCACAGTAACTACTTGCTTGAGGCGTTTTTCATGCCCACAGAAACCGCAGATATTACTAAACCAAATCCACAGGGAGCTACAAGCTGGACACTTGGCTGATGCCTTCTCTTTCTCGGTCAGCTCCTTCTTGGTCTTCTCAACGCTGTCATCAAGATCAGTCACCCCCTCGCTGAATAACTTGTCCCAATCATTGCGAAACCTCAGATAGTTGCCTGAATGGTCTAGCCAGACGCCAAACTTCTTGCCTTCAAACGGACGCATGATGCGCCCCATCTGCTGGACATGAGAACTAAAGGACTTAGAAAAAGGTCTGGCAGAGACTCCAATCATCACATCAGGGACGTCAAAACCTCTGGTCAGTATGTCTGTGGCTATCAGACCATGAATATCGGAATCAGGCTTGCTGAATTCCTCAATGGCGTCGGCTTTGAACTGGTCATCCTCTTTATACGAGATGGCTACGAAGTTAAAACCCTGTTCTTTGAATTGACGCTCAAGGTCACGACCATGATCCACACCAGCACAAAACACCACAGTCTTTTTCGGGCCACCAAAAAGTTGGTTTGTGTTTTTGATCCATTCGCTGACGATATCCCCCGTGATCTGCATACCGCGCTTGGTTACCTCTTCTTCTTTCCACTCGCCGAATGCATTCTTGTCGGCGCCCGTCATGTCAATCTCTTTAGCGATAAAGATCTTGAGCGGTGTCAGCCAGCCACTCTCGATCAGATCACCCGTGGACTTAGCTCCAACCACATTTGAGTAAGTGTTACCAAGCCCCTTGGTGAACGGCGTGGCAGTCAATCCGATTACCTTGAGGCTAGGGTTGTTCTTGACATAGTCAATCACGCTTTTACGCTGGACATGGCACTCATCAATGATCATGAGGTCGATGTCAGGAAAGGTATCGCGCTTCTCCAAAGTCTGGGCAGAGCAGATTTGGATGCGCTCCATCGGGCGATACCGCCAATGGTCTGACTGCATGACGCCATGATTGATGCCGTAGCGCGCCAACCTCGTACTGGTTTGGTTCACCAGCACGATACGATCAAGCACCATGGCTGTCTTCTTATATTTGGCAGACAGCTCTTTCATGATAGCCATGGCTACCTCTGTCTTGCCAAATCCCGTGGGGGCGTACAGCAGCTGGCATCTGTGTCCGTCTGCAAAACCCTCGTCTATTTTCTGCACCACATCTGTTTGGTGAGGTCTGAGTTCTAACATCGATTAAGCCTTTTCTGCCTTCTCTGCACGGCGTTTCCAATATGTAACTTGTTTCAGTAGGTCAGCATTCTTTTGCTGGTAATCGTTCCTTGATGAGGTAACAGAACGCAACAGTGCCTCGAGGTCTGAGACTTCTTTACGCAAAGAGCCTATGGTGGCCTCAACTTCAGCCTTGGCTTTTTGAGTAGCTGGAAGCTGTTTGATAGCCAGCTGGTCTTTAAGCTTGGTGTTTTCTTGCGCTAACTCTTGATGCTCGACCGCCATCTCTTTGAGCATATCCTCCTTGGAATCGTATTCAGGCTCAGTCTTTGGTGGCGGCGCTGGTGGAGGCTTAGGAGTCTGGGGCTTACCGCCTTTTTTAGGTGGTTTGGGTGGCTTGGGAGCTTTCTGTAAATCAAACTCCTTGCGAAGGCGACCGACGGTCATATGACTCACATTACAAATCTTGGCTATCTTCCTGTCGTCCATCTCGCATATCTCAGGATCAGTCAAGGCCGTGATGACTGTATCGCGCTTCTCTTCATTAGTACGAGGCATACCATGTGTGGCATTTGCGCCAAGCGAGAAAATAAAAGCAGCGCGTTTGGTGCCATTTATTTGTTCGCACTCAATCTCTTTAAAACCAGCCGCCTTGTGTGCGTGGTAGCGGTGAAATCCGTCAGCTAGCCAGTAGTGCTTGCCATCAAAGAAAACAGTAACAGGAGGCATTTTTACGCCGTCTAACAGAACTTCTGTGTAGTTCCTTACCGCCTCTTCACTAATGCTCTTGCGGGGCTGGGTGCCGCCGTCAAGCCTAATCTTTCCCAACTCCAGTTTGATCATTTTCTTTCCTTTAATTTGTTATAAAAATCTCTTGCCTTGATCCACTTCTGAATTACTTCTGTGCGCTGTGGTCGGTTCTTTTTGTGCTGCTCCCATGATAGGAATGCGTTAGGAGCTGCATCCCAAGCTGCCTGCCACTTAGCCTCATGAACTCGCAGGTTCGCTACGGCTGCCATGTATTCGCTATAGGCTTCATCGATTGCCTGCTTCTTTGTTCTCACTCTTATCCTCCGCTTTAATAATTGGTGATTGTTTTATTGCTTCGTACTTTGCTTCTTCATACCCAATGTCGTAGGCATTCATAGCTAGAGTTAGAGCGTTTCCGTCTACGCCAGTTAGTTTTAACAGGCTTACTAAGTCTTCTTTTTTCATTCTTCGCTACTTATCATCAAGATTGCTACACCGACAATCACAACAATTGCCCCGCCAAGACACATAAACAAAACTGCCCATGCAATTGTTTCAAGCATTGTTCTTCTCCCTTAATTGTTTTTCTGCCCACCTTGCGCCTTCTATAAAATCAAAATTGTTCTCTTGACCCACAGGCATATCGCCCCAGTTCAATGGTTGCCAAGGCTTTTTGTAATCTTGGATGTCATCGTCTTCTTCAGTCATGTGTTGCGCTCCTTTAGTGCTTGTTCTATGGCTTTAGCAAATGCTATCTGTCCGTCAGGCATAGACCCGCCACGGTGTTCTTCCAAGGTCTCTGCGTAAATGTCTAGGATTACTACTGTGGGTAGCCCAACCCATGTGCGTTGTTGTGGTGTGGTGTAGAGAGGTTTTGATGTAACTGGGTAACTCTTGGAAAAATCTACTCCCGCTTTTCCAAATGGATGTTTTCTTTTTTGCGTAATTGAAACAATCCCTGTGCCGTTGGCTTTAAGTCCTTCAGTATTGTCCATAACGTGCATCCACGCCACAGGCTCCTGCTTTTTATCTTCCATCATGCTTGTTTCCTTTCCCAGTTGTCCCACTGTTCTCCAAACAGTTCGTCACCCATAGCCCACTGAAAGAGCATGGTGTACGTAAGTTGGGAGTCACCGTTAGTTTCATAAGACCGCTCCGCCCAATACAGGCTGTTGTTCTTTGCGCCTTCTATGTATTGCTCTCTAGTTTGGTTCATGCTTGTCCCCTTGCTCTGACTCCTTCTTTAATCTATCACTCAATTCCTGCAACGCATCGGTGTACTCTTTGAGGGAACTACCAAGCCACCATGCTCTGGCTGTTTCTTGTTTCTCAATCATGCTTGTCCCCTTGCTCGGATGTGGTCAACATTTACCCAACCAAGCGAATCAGCCAAATTCAGACACGCCTCACGCTCTGCTTCTACACCAGCGTCATATCCATATCCCCAACCCATCTCAATCAATGCAAGTTCATCTTTTGAATATGCTTGCTTGCGTGGCTCTCCTGTTTCAAGAAAGCGACCTTTGACCCACTGTTTAAATGTTGTATAAATCATTTGTCCCTCTTAATTTCGTCAATGAACATACCAAGCAATACAACAAATAAACCACCAAGTAAAAAGCCATAGCCAAAATAACTCATTTGTTCTGGTGTCATTGCATCCTCCCGCGCATAGCCGTGACCATTGATCTTTGTGCATCCATCAACTCGTCACGCTGTCGGCTTACCTGTTCGTACATTGCGTGTAATGTTTCAATCCCCTGTTGCATTCTTTCCAACTCATCTGCCGCCTGCAAAATAACTTCTTTTGGGCAGAACTCGTGATTTAGGCGCAAGTCTTCAATCAATACTTTTAATTCATCTTGTGTCATGTGTTCTTCTCCTTGAGTTTTAAATCCGTTTTGATGAGGGCATCACGAATTGAATGCGACGCCAAAACAATTTCTTCTTGCTCTTCGTAGGTCAATCCTGTCCAGTCACCTTTTGTGTAAAGTGGTATGACTGGCTCACCCCAATCTTTGGCAATTTCTTCAACGGAGGTCATTTTTATTTGCCATTCCATTCCTTTTTCTGGCACAAGTTCTTTTAGCCATGCAGTAGGTTTTCTCATGTGTTCTTCTCCTTAAGTTGTTGCATCAACGCTTTTTCTTGTTCTGTCCAAACAAAAGCATCGCCATACTTTTCATTCCAGTTTTCTGGTGGTGACAAATACCAATCCCACCACGATTGGCAGGGGCGAGATGTTGGTTTTTCATCGGTCATTTGTTCTTCTCCTTCAAGATTCTTTGTATTTCCATTCCAAAATCAACTTCATCTATACCTTCATCTGGATGTGTAAATTTTTCACCAAGTATGGACAGTTCCTCATCCGTCAGACCTACCCATGTGCGCTTTGACATTGCATCAACCGCTTTGTTCACAGTGGTCTGTGTTTGATACATCATGCCGTCAATGAATCCACGTTCGTAGTCTGCGCCTTGGTCTAGCCTTGGCTTACGCAATATCATCTTGTCAGGGTCTGTTGGATGGTCTTCAAAAGTTGCACTAGCCATTGTTCTTCTCCTTTGCCAGCACGGGTTTGTTAAACACAGCCATGCCTAGTTGCCCAAGCATTACAGCCTTAAGCTCTTCACGCTCTTCTTCTGGGTATTCGTTGGCAACCTCTTCTATGATTTTCCAAATGTGTGTACCTACATCTTTTGCGGGGATTGGTTTGTTCATGTGTTCTTCTCCAACTCAGCAACTCTGTCAGACAAGACACGCACCAACTCAGTCAGTACGGCAACCTCTGCAATTAGTTGTGCCCTTGTTGGCTTCTCGCCATATGCATCTGCGTACAGGCCAAGGCGCTCGTTCTCATCGTGCAGGGCTTGTAGTACCGCCTCCTTGCGCTGCTTGGCTTGTCGTTCAATGTCATTGAATGCTTCGTCTTCTGGTGTCATTCTTTGCCCCTCCAAATTAGATACGCACGCTTGATTGCATACCATAAACTTTGTTGCATAAGTTGTTTCTTCAACCGCTCGTTCTCCAGCAACAATTCGCTGTTGTGCATAGACATCATGTTCCATGCTTTCTGTATATCTTCTTGTGTCATGCTCACCTCACTTCCAGCATTGAATCAGCGTACTGATATGCCGTAATGGTTATCTCTTCAACAACAAAAGATTCTTTCCCCTCTCTAACAATCAAAGCGGCCAAAGCCTGTGCCGCAAAAAAATCACGCAATGTCATGCCTTCGCTGTATCCACTGGATATGGACACAGATGGAAATGCTGGTTGATTCATGGCTCGTCCCTTTCAAGTGTTTGTTTATGGCCGCATGTGTCGCAGAACCAATAGCTCCAATGCGGTTGTGTTGCTAACTCTCCATTGCAGACGGGACAAGCGTACTCGTCGTCGTCCAGCTGGTCATCAGAATATACCATATGCACCTCATGTAAATGTTGTAAGTCATCTGTGATATCACCAAGTCTGAAACACCTTACCCGTTGACCCTCCCTCCCCTAGGAGGCGGGCCAAGGCTCTTTATCAGCGAGCATTGTTGAGTTTTTAAGTCAACTATCGGACTGCCAATCCGCCTCCCTTGCATTTTTGGATGCATCCATGGGGTATGTGTAACAAGTTACATCGCTGTTTATTCTTTTCGATTTCTCTACTCAGAGGCGCGGGTCACGCCGAGGTTCCGTGTTCTCTTCCGCGCAGCCCATACAGGCTCTTACTAACGTGCGGAGTACGGTTGGCGTAGAAAGTACAGACGAAAAAAAGCCGCTTACAACTGCGTCCGGTAGGAACCTTACCTAAATACACCACTCGGTACTTAGGTAAAGCGGAACGCATGTGTAAACGGCTTTAACTACTCTGTCGCTTCCTACGGCAACAGTTCGGATTATACACAAAAAAATCCCCAGCACAAGCTAGGGATAAGTACGGCAACTGCGATCACCGGAAATTTATTCTACACCGTAATAGGCAATCAGAGCTGCATCAGCGAAAGCCTGACCAACGCCCTTTTTATCGAGCTCCCTCCACTCTGGCCACATCTGTATAGCGCGCGATCTGGCTGCATCTTTGTCTGTACCAATAAGCCCAGCCCGCTTCTTCCAAGCTTGAGGTGGAACAAGTTCCACTCGCATCTCAAAAGCCCCCAATATGCCGGCGATTACTCCACAGGAATGCCCAAAGCTAAACATCGATGAAACCCCCTGCCCCGGCATTGCCCCCACTTGTTCTACACAAACCTCCACAGGAACATAGCTACTTGAATAAGGCCTAAGCATGGCGGCCAGTGCGCTGGCATTCACTCTGGAACTTTTACCAATCTTCATGATGGGCATTCGATAAGCCTCCGATGGTTGCCCGTTGTAAAGCACCACGATAGCCCCTGAAACGCCGGGGTCGATACCTATTTTTCGCATACTTTTCCTTGGTAAATAAAAAAACTTGCAAGACATGACAGAACATGGGTACAATGTGTTGCCATTCTACATTAAAGGAGCAAATCGTGATCATCACGAACAAGTTCAACCTTCCCCAGACCTTTGTGAACATCATGAAGCGTCCCACATACTCTAAGGGCAGAGCACACCTCTCAGCCACAGAGATCATCAACAGCCCGCGTATTGTGCTCTTGCGTAAGAAGCATGAGGACAAGATCGAGAGCGACGTAACAGAGATGGTTTGGTCTATCTTTGGCACGGCGATCCACGGCGTCCTCGAGCATGGCAAGGACGAGAACCACTTAGTCGAAGAGCGTATCAGCACCTCCTTAGACGGCTGGAACATCTCAGGCGCTATCGACCTACAGATCGTCAACGAAGACGGTTCTATCACGATCAACGACTACAAGACCTGCGCTGCTTGGTCGGTCATGAACGAGAAGATTGACTGGGAGTACCAGCTCAACATCTACGCATGGCTGGTTGAGAAGGTGAAACAAGTTCCAGTGACCAAGCTGGAGATCGTAGCCGTGATCCGCGATTGGAGTCGCCGTGATGCAGCTGTCAAGCAGAACTACCCAGACGCCCCGATCAAGGTCATACCGATCAATCTATGGCCGTTTGAGCAACGCGAGAAGTTCATCCAAGACAGGATCACCCTCCACTCGAATGCCCTGTTTGAGTCAGAGACAGGCGAAGACCTACCAGCTTGTACACCAGACGAGATGTGGGAAAAGCAAACCACTTACGCCGTCAAGAAAAAGGGCGGTGTCAAGGCTAGGAACGTCTGCCCCACAGAAGAAGAGGCCAACGCCAAGCTGGCTGAGTACGGCAAAGACTACGAGATAGAAGTGCGCCTTGGTGAGAGAACCCGTTGCGCTAACTTCTGTTCAGTTCGCCCATTTTGTTCACAGTGGGAGGAATATGTTCTTCAACAACAGTAAACCTGATTGTCAAAAGATATGGAGGCTCCAAGGATGGGTGCCTCCGACAGAGTACAGAACGGACTATCTGTTCTTACACAAGTGGGGTACCAAATTAGTTGGCACCCCGAAACGTAAACCCGGCCCAAAAGGGCCATGGAAATATGGAGTGAAAGCATGATTGAAATAGAGTTAACAAAAGCCGAAGCCCTTTTGTGCATGGAGCTTATCAGGCACAACACCGACGAACTGCTTGAGCAAATTTCTCGAGGGATAGACGATGAAATTACTTTGTCAGAAATGGAGACAACTGCTCAAGAAAACTACCAAGCCAACTTAAAGATCGAAGCCGATAAAGTGCCTGATCTTGAGGCCGAAATTAAGCAGTTGCGCGCAAAGATAGACTCAATAAATTTGTCATCTAAGCTGAACAAGATTAAGTTTCCGGAAATTAATCTAAGCCTTGCCCCCTACGGCTACAAGAAAGATGGCACACCTAAAAAGCGCGCTGGTCGTCCAGCTCACGATGAACTTCCCTTCTGATGGAAGTTAGACAGATGCGACCAGACTACACCATGAAGTTCACCAACCCAGAGGGACAGATCATTGGAACATTGGACTTCAATGGCTGGGTCATGACGTTTGATGGCGCCGCAGAAGAGAGCGCTATCAATTTCTTCCACCTAGTCTCGCAGATGTTCTCAAAGCGTCTGGACGAGGAATATCAACGCGGTCTAACAGAAAGAAAACATGACAGTATTTAGAAAACTCCAAGCCGTGCGACATGAGCTGGTCAACTCGGGAATCAAGAAAACCGGCCACAACGCATTTGGCGGTTGGAACTATTACGAGCTGGGTGACTTCATCCCTACAGCCCACAAGCTGTTTGATGCAGTAGGCCTGTGCGGTGTTGTTCGCTTTGGCGATAACGCAACCCTGACAATCTACGATACAGATGACGGTTCGTCCGTTGTCTTCACGACTCCCATCGTCTATGCAGAAGCGGCAAAAGGCCAGCCTATCCAGCTCCTTGGTAGCACACACACCTACATTCGGAGGTACCTCTGGTTGTTAGCGCTCGAGCTCGTCGAAGCCGATTCAGTGGACGCTGAGAAGCAAGTAGAGAAAAAGGAAACGATCAAGATCGATCCACCCAAGCCAAAGCAAAAGCCTTTACCTATCCCACCACCATTCAAGAACGACATGGTTCAGTGGGAGATAAAGGTAACTGAAAGCACCGAAGCCAACTGGGGCGACATCGTTATGGATGCAGCCAAGGTTTGTTTGGAGCTAACCAAATCGGCTGAAGATGTGCAGAACATTTTTAAGACGAACCGAACTCTCTTTGACAAACTCAAAGTTGAGCACCCCGAGCAGTACGATGAATTGCTCGACCTGTTTAAAAAAGAAAAACTGTCCTTTAAGGAGTAAACCATGGACTACCCAAATCGCGGCACCTTGTGGATGAACAAGTACAAGAAGAAAGATATTCAGCCTGACATGACGGGCGATATCAAGATCGAGCTCGAGCTTATGAAACAGCTCATTCAGAGTGCTGAGTCTGATCACGTTGTCATCAAGCTTGACGCTTGGGTGAGCAAAGACAAAGACGGCAATCGCAAGGTTGGCTTAAAGATCAACACCTACAAGAAGGAAGGCGAAGTATCTTCAGCAAAGGATCCATGGGATGACTGATAACACCATTCAGTTTGAAGGTGTCAAGATGGGTTTGAAACAATCCAAGGACGGCTATGTGCTGACCTTGGCTGTTCACCCAGATGAGCTACCAGACGCAATGATGCGAGACTTTGTTGGCTCGCGTTACGTTGTCGTGATGGTTCGTCTGGGTGACGATGAGCAACCCATGACCCGAGAGAACGAGTTCCCCGGAGATCACGCCGTGAAGATGGCCGGTATCCTCTGCCGAGATCCTGAGTTTTGGGACTGGCTACACGCCAAGGAGTGGCTCATGGAGAAGAACGAGAAGGCTTGTTCTGAGTGGATTTACTCCTACATTGGTATCGAGTCCCGCAAGGAGCTCAAGACCAATCAAGAGGCGCGCGAGTTATTTAACAGACTAAAAGCCAGTTTTGAGGCTTGGAGAAACCAATGAAAAACCTAGTACCCTATAGCGTGTACTTACCAGTTGAGTACTACGACAAAATTAAAGAGCTGGCTAAAGAACGAAAGGCCTCTAGCACTGTTAGAGACGCCATTTGTATGATCTTGGACGGCGACGATAGTTTCCAAGCTGGCTATAACAAAGCCATCAAGGACGCCATAAAAGAGATTGACGCCATTAAGGAGATCGAGCATATTGCCATACGCGGGAAGTACTTAAACGACCTGTTGGCAACTCAGCTCAAACAATTGGGGGCATAGATGCCAGACCACGACCAAAACTTGCGGGATTTGGCCGCCATGTTTGCCATGGTTAGCCTTATCCAAAAGAACTCAGATCCTTTTGAGGTTACGAAAGATGCTTTTATTTACGCCGATTACTACATGGACGCACGAAAACAAGATGAGGAGGGAATCGTTGCTATCCCAAAACGAAGAAAAACCGACGTTTAGGGTGTATGGAAAAAGGTTCTGCGCCACTTGCGAGTATTCTAAGAACTTAGATACTGGAAGAGTCGTAGATTACAGAACAGACCGATGGGTTTGTTTTCCATGTTTAGAGAGTCCACCACCCAAAGATGTATCGGAACAAGAAACTGACTGACGCCGCCCGCTTGCTACCTTGCCAACACTGTGGAACAAGTGACGGCACTGTAGTAGCGGCGCACTCCAACCAGCTGCGCGACGGCAAAGGACGAGGGCTCAAGGCTCACGACTACCGAATTGCATCTTTATGCTACAGATGCCACATGGAGCTGGATCAAGGCGCCAAGATGTCAAAACAAGAGCGCGTAGATATGTGGGAAGACGCCCACCGCAAAACGATAGGCCTCTTCTTTGAGATGGGGATTATTGGGCCGCTTTAACTTGCTCGTTGAATTTCTTCATCATTGCAGTCTTACGATCCTTCATCTTCTGTATTGTTTCATCAGGCCGATCTTTCTCTTGAGCAACTTTTATTTGTTTGTTGATTTGAGAGATCTGGTTCTCTAAATAGTTAGCCCTGTTGTAGTATCTCCACTCTGGATGCTCAGACTTGTAGTCAGCAGTAGGCTCCTTGTTCTTGATCAGGCTCTTAATTTCATTCTCATGCTTTGCCAGACGGGTTACGTTGTCATAGAAGTTAGCTGAGATTGCCGCAGGAGATCCAGTCTCTCCCAAGAACTTACCGACGATTGGCACTTTGTACGTTGGCACTTCAGCTGTCTCGCCCTCAACAACAGCGCCAGCATATTGAACCGCTTTCATTACCTCACGACCAACTCCGCCCGTTGCCTGTCCAATAAGGTAGTCAATCTCATCAGCGGTAAGGTCTAAGAAGTTAGGGCCTTTTGTGTATTTAGTTCCAGCTGGAGACGATACATAGTTTAAGAACTCAGATATGAACTGACCGACAGCACTTGCACTTTCGCGTGAACGCATGTAGCCCGGAGTTGGATTGGTAGCACGATCCTCTTTGTAGATCGGACGTCCAAACGCATCTTTGTTTGTAGCAATCGCGGCAAAAGGATCTGCAACAGTAGGCATAGCCATCTGCCACAAGCTTCCAGAACCAAGCGGATTAAACGCTTCTACAGTCATCGACATGATATCGACCACTACATCAGAAGCACCCTTCTTACTGCTGATGACGCCGTTTTGAGCCAGTATGTATTCGGTGATCAGGCGGCCAATTCCCGGAAATATGCTGTAACCCAGTGGCATTGGGAACACTTTGTAGGTGCCGTCGCCCGTTGGGAACACAAAGTTCTTTGCCTTGACAAACTCAGGAGGATCATCATCATCAAAGCCAGCCATGGCCATAGCCAACGCTTGCATGATACCAACCACCACTCCACCGATCATAATCTTGCGACCAGCTGGGCCAGCGAGAGTGCGGCCGACTTTCAATCCGCCCTGTACGGAGGCGTTAAAGAAAGCATACAGAACCTGAACCCACTTACTGGCTGCACCCTTTCGGTTAAAGTTAACAGTCAGGTCTTTGGCAATAGCTGCGCCTTCTTGCTCGCTTAAACCTAGACCGCCATCTGCAACAGACTTAGTTGCAATATCAAAAGCAGCTAGACGAACAGCGTTTTCCATGGTGTCGTTGTAGTCCGACAACCAACCAAATATGCCATCGGCAATCTGTCTGGCGTTACCACGATCAAGTTTTTTAAGTTCTCTTTCAACAATGGTTAATTTGTTTTGACCTTTGCTGAACTGTTCTTTAAAACCAGTTTTACCACCAGCATGTCTGTATCTGTCGTAGATATCCACCCAGCGTGAACTAACCGTTTTGCCCTTACGGGTAGCGCGCAGCTCTTTGTATATGCCTGCCATGGCGGGCATAGTGCTTAGGAGCACCTGTGCTTGTTTACCAGCAAGAGGCGTGTTTGTCAGGTTAATAGTGGCAGAACCAACGTCGCGTAAGAAGTTCCATGCGCCGAATACTGGGTTGTACTGGGTGTTAACCGCCGCCATCCAGCGAGTTGCACTACCAACAATTCCCAAAATAGTTCCAAGTTGCTCAGACTCTAAGTTCTTTAATGTTTCAGCCATACGCAAAGCGCGTGGATCATTACCATTAAAAAAAACGTAACGGTCTTTGCCGTTGACTTTGATAGCTACTACGTTCTTACTGTCGCGAAGTGTTGGGTTGACTTTGTATCGAACAAACCCAGTCTTAGGATCAATGCTTGGACTCTTAGGTTCTTGAAATAAGTTCTGTGCGTCCGTAGGGTTTAGACCAAGCTTGATCAACTCATCTTGAAGTTTCTTTTTGTTCTTGATAGCGTCAGGGTTGACGGCCATCCAAAAGCCGGGGTTTGGATTGCTGATGACTAGACCATACAGAGCACGGCCAACTTTGGCTGCTTCTGCATTGACGATAGCCTTCTCGCGCTGGACAGCAATGTTAGAGAAGATATCAACAACGTCTTTGAGCGAACCCATGGCTCTCTTACTGAACGGGCCTTTAACTTGAATGCCTTTGGCTACTCCGCTACCGGTGTTGACATAGTCCAAGTCTGCGCGCTTCAAAGGAACATAGTTGGGGTATGTTTGATTCCAAACGTCAACAGTCTCTTGAGTTTCTAGACCACCCTCAACCACAACCCCCTGAGTTTTTCTTACGATAGCGTCAACTTCTTTAGCAAGCGCCTCAAACTTGTCCTTCTGGTCTTGGGTTAGATTGTTTAGATAAATGTTTGCATCATCGGTAAAGATTCCCGATCCACCATCCGGCATGGTTAGATTGATCTTGGCAATCTGGATGTTGTACTCTTCAGCGTGACGGTTATGGAGGTACTCCTCCAGCTCGGCCAGCGTAACCTTCTTCTCGCGCATATCTTTCAAGACAGGCAGAAGTTCTTTGTTCAGGAAATCCTGTATGGCCTCTGACGCCCTACCATGCATCAACGTCTCTTTTGTATAGGCGTCGAAGTTCTCCTGAATTGTTCCAGCGCCCTTCTCTATCTCGCGAATAACGTGCTTGAGGTCAACAAACTTATCAGCCAGCTGATACTCAATGTTTGTCATGGTTGTTGAGTCTGGCGATGACCACTGAGCTACTGGAGCTGGGCCGCCTTGGTAGTTTCTAGAGAAAAAAGGCTCTGGAGTTCCAAACAACTTAGGTGCAGAGTCTGCTGCAGCTGCAAACTTCTCTGCGTTCTTGAGCAAAGCCAAGATGTCGCTGTCGGCAAATTTAATTGTGAAGCCAGCATCTCTGAGCCATCTACGCACAGCTTGAATCACACGCTGTACTAAACCACCATACAAACCGCGCTCTGCCATGACGGCTACGATCTCTTTAGCGCGACGCTCATCAGACAGGCCGGGTTGTGTGCGGTCTACTTGAGCTGCAATCTCTTTAACAAGCTTAGAAGTCTCTTCTAGCGTAAGGACGTTCTTAACCAAAGAGCCCATCAACTGCTTGCCAAGCATTGCTTCTAACGCGGCGTGACCGATAGCTTCATGCGCCAGCACTTCTTGAACACGCTGGGCATTAGGTAAGTTGTCAGCTACAAGGTAAACAGTATTACCCGAGTACCACACACCTTCAACATCAGACGGCGCGCACTGGTCTGGCAGGTCATCAGAAGATTGAACGACGTTAACAGTGATACCTTTGATCGGTACGATTTGAGACTGAACATCTTCAACGCTTTGGCCGCCCTCGGCTACCGCGCGAGAGAACATGCCCTTCTTAGATTCGCTGTCGTCAAACTCAACTTTCATTACCTCGCGGGCAAGTTGACCAAAGTCAGCTTCCACAGTCGCTGGGTAACTCTTATGCAGCTGTTTGATGAGTGAAATTATTTTGTCAAAGTTTGCTATATACGCTCCACCGGACATTTCATAGCGACCACCCTTCTTCGCCATAGAGATGTCTTTGATAGACGTAACAAACTTTTTAGGCGCATCACCAGATATAGATAACCTAAAGCCAAGAGGCCTGTAGCTATCCAAACTTAACGTCCACAGGTTCTGTGTGCCACGGATAACGACGTTGGTATAGGTACTTTTTTGAAGATCGGTAAACGTTTTAAAATCAGGCAGGTTCGGCAACAAAAGTGGCTGCAACACGTCTGCCAAGTTTTTGTACTCTTCGACTTGAGTGCCTTCGTACTTGTTTTGCAAAATCTTTTGCCAAGCCGCCAATGTGTATTGCACGGCAGCATTAGGATTACGCAACCTGACAGGCTGTGCGCTAATAGCCACAGGCTGGTACTTAGCGGGCATGATCACACCAGAGACTGGCTCTGTCTGATTCATCAGGGTAAACTTAGCAATCTCACCACCGTCTTTGTCAAACAACTGCGCCGCTCTCAGGATGTTTCCAAGTGCGATGTAACGAGTAGTGCGACCACCAGTTACTGACTTGAGAGCAAACCACTGATCTAATGGAGGATTGCGCCATGAGGAGCTTTGGTCAATGCTCGGGCCTTCCAAGGTAGCCAGCGTAGGAGCAACTCTTCCCTCTGGAATGTTGCGCTTAAAAATGACTTGGAAGTTAGATGGTGAGTATGGGTTACCAGTCTTGGACTTTCCAATCCTAGTTTTGTCTACCTTGATACCAATAACAACCGCACTTGCTGGAACATTATTCAGCATGAACGATTCAAAGCCAGTGCCAATTGCATACTGGTTTCTTAGCTCGCTCAAGGTTCTTTCTCTACGCTCACCAAGAGTAGCAAACTGCATGTCCAAAGCTTCTTTTTGCTTGGTCAATACTTCAACGTCTTTTTCGGTAGCTTCAGGGGCGGCAATTGCTTCAGCTAAAGCTCCTTGCTTTAAGATGATTTGGTTTCTTACCTCGACAAAGATTGTGTTAAGTTCTGTGTCAATCTCTTCTACAACTTGTTGGGCAGTACGGCCGTTTAAAGCTTGGGCAATATCGTCCTCAATGTTTTGCTGGGTAGGTATCGAGCCAATAACATCCACGTTCAACTGAGCCATCACCACATCAGTCAAGAATGGGTTATTACTGTCTAAACCTTCCTCGATAAGGTTCTCTTTGATCATCTCGGCATTGAGCGGAAGGACGCGGCGCTCTAGGGCGTTGGTGCCTGTAGAGTTGCGTAGCTCAATCTCAGCCAAGTAACTAGCCTCAATAGAGTCAAAGAACTCCTGTTGATCTGAGGAGGACAATAGACCAGCTGTGCCAGAGGCTTTGTGAGCCAAGTCTGTTCCAGCTTGTTCTGCGGGATCGTTAAACAAAGGCTGGCCTAAGAACTCTCGAATGTCAGCATGTTCGTTTAAGTATTCAGCAGTAGCGACGTCACCATATCTATTGATGAAGTCAACGCCGTTTACCTTGGTGCTACTAGAACCGCCCGAAGTGTTGGACTTCAAGCTGGATAACTTCTTACGAAGCATAGCCAAGATACGTCTCTCGGCTGGGATGCCAGTAGCCAGCATGGTGAACGATGGCCACTCGACCTGACCAGTGCGGTGAATACGACCCAGCAGCTGGATAAAGACACTGATGTCTCCGTGAGGCTGAAGCACAACCATGTGGCGCGGACGCTGGTCAAACGCCTCAGTAGATGCGTGTAACGAAATACCAGTCGCACCAGCAGAGTTAATAATCAATACATCGATTGGGCCGTTCTGTGAGTCTTCACCGTTTTGGAACGAGGAGATCATCGCAACACGCTCTGGGTTGTTTAGAGCCATGTACTTAGGAGTATCGCCACGGTAATCTACCGCAGTATTGCGTCCAGTGATTTCCCTGACCACTAAGTGTCTAGCCTTAACACCAGCTGGAGGCTCATCTCCAACTTGAGTCTTTCCATCAACCGTCCAAACATACTTGTTCTCAAGCTGAGTACGCATGTAGTCAATAGGAGCCACAGGCAGATCGGACTGGAAGTCCTTGAGCATGTTGGCTAAGTTGTCGTATCCAGCCCTGACTGATAAAGGCATCATTGAATATGGAACTTCAATCTTGATGTTGTCTTTCTTATTACCAGTAGCCGACTTCAATGTAACTTTTCTAGTCGAGTCAATTGCGCGCTGGAGCAAAGTTTGCCAACCAAAGTTAGGAATATCATCGCCAACTTTGATGCCATTTTTTGTAACAAAGTCATCTAGCGCACTGCCGTTTGTATTCTGCAGACCAACAACAACCTTTTCATTGTTGTTCATCTTGTCCACTACCATGTCTACGGCGGTTTGAGTTTTAGTAGACAGCAGTAGAGTTCCAATGTAGTTGTGAACTACAGAGGTAAACATGTTGGCTTTGGCTTCAGTAAATGCAGTAGGGCCAATTTTTCCAAGCATTGCGCCGGGTGGGCCAAACTTTTTGATCAGTTCTTCTTGAATTGCAGCCGACTTCATCCATTCTTTGAGGGAGCGGTCAGCATTGACAAGTGCTCTTAGGATGGTTGTAACTTTATCTACTTCACGGATATCACGGGGAGCGTTAGCCTCGTCTGTAACAAAATCCATCGTCACGCCTTCATACGATCTCTCGCGGCGCAACATAGAGCCAGACTCAACCAACATTTCAGATGAAACTTGTTGCAATACGTCCGTCTTCACACCTTTACCGAACAAGGCTGTCAACTCTTCTGGAGTATTAGCTGCATAACGCAAGTTAGTATGGATGTACAAAGGCATGTTGTCTGGGCGTTTTGCAAACGTCGCAGACAAATACACGGCAGGAGGTGGTTGCCAATCTTCAGGAGCGTCCTTCTCTTTGCCCAACAAGTTAATGCCTGTTAACAGGGACATGAAGAATGCGTTTTGACCCATGGAGTCTGGGTTAGTTGGAATACCAGCCGCGTTATGGGCTTCGTCCATGATAAGAACGGCTTTGCCAGCGGCTACTAAAGAAGCTATAGCACCTTGTCTAGCTGGAGAGCCCGCTCCGCCATTGAGTTGAGAGTAGGCTGTAAACAATACATCCATGCCCTTAGGCAGCTCACCGTTCTTGGTGATGTAGGACATAAGTTCTGGGCCAGCTTTGCCCTTGTTCTCAAACACAACCTTAGTCTGGCCGTTACCAATGTTCTTTTGAATCATTGATTCATTGTTGGTCATGCCGATACTGATATCTTCATGGTCAATGTTGCTCAAGTCTTCATACATCGCGGTGTACAAGGAATCACTGAGCGTTACAAAAATTGGTATCTTCCCGTTCTTTTTAGCCCAAACAATCATGGCAGCTGCAGCACGGCCTTTACCCACGCCGGTATCGTCCCCAATGATGAAGCCCTTACCAAGCTTGTTAGCTTGAATAGCCAAAGCTAGTCCGTCTACTTGGTAACCAGCTAATCCTTTAGCCATCTTTTCAACTGATGGATACCCAAGCTCATTAGCTACAAACTCATCAATGCTTCCTACTTGAGCTTCAAGGTTTTCTAGTGCTGAGTAAGCGTGTTGTGACTGAGCGCGTGGCAAGTAGATGCCGTCGCTAGAGAAGCGTGACTTACCAAGGTAGACAACGCGGGATTCAGTATCAATAGGTTCGGCTTGGACTGGGGTTTGGTTCTTGGGGCGGCGTTGCACGACTGCGCGCAGGCTGTCCACAAACGTGCGTAGATGAGCCTTGATGGCGTCACCAAATTTAGTAACCAGCAAAGCATAGACTTGCTTGATACGCTGGCTTGCATCGCTAACCTTTTCTCCGACAGCATTCCATACCTTCTGAATGATTGGTTGGACGTTGGCGTAATCTTGATCACCTTTTCTAGAGTACAGCCCGCTGTTGGGGTCGTCGCTAGTGTTCTTGGTGTTCTGGGCAATACGACCCATAGCCTCTTCAGCTTGCTTGTCTAAGCGCGCTTGGCTGTCTTCGGGTGTAGTTTTTTTAGTTACCTCGGGAGCTTTTCCGTTTAGGGCAACATCCAACTCATCAAGTAAAGCCTCAAGACCTAAGCCTTCCAAATCTTTTGGAATAACTGTTGGGCCTTTGGTTGTCGATGTTCTTGGCGCTTTTGGAGCACCAGCTTCTTTTGGAGCGCTTCGAGGTGCGCGTGGGCCGCCTTTAACTTTTTCTGGTTTACCTAGTTCATCAAAGATAGAGTCTAGGTCTACGTCAGAAAGTCCTCCCAGTTCATTTTCTGATCCTCTACCGCTATCAGCGCCTCTTTCTGAGCTGCCGGCTTCGCCAGTATTGGATCCCCCTCGTTTATTTTTTCCGATATCCGGCTGCTGTTCTCCAGCACCAGCTGCACCAGCTGTTCCTCGTCCGCCGGCTGCGGTAGTTCCAGCGCCCCGTCCTGTTGTAGGTAATTGTTCGCCGACGCCAGCGACCTCTCCAGCCCCCACTCCTCCGCTAGGCTCTCCATCTTCCAGCGTATCGCCTGTTGATACTCCTCCGGCCGGTCGATTTGCACCGCCAGTAACTGGCTGTTTTTTTCCGGTACCCACCACGACTTCTTGGCTACGATCACTGGTTTGAACATATCTACTCCAAAGTTCATCAAATGTAGTTATCCGACTGATGTTGAAGTCACTTGGATAAGCGTTTTCCGTTTGGTTTCTACCGGCAATAACTAGGACGCGCAACGGCCAAGACGCACCCTGTTTACGATATAAGTTTCCGCCAATTTCATAATGGTCTACTACGTTGTAGTTACCATATAACCAGTTTAAGAATACACGGTCTGTGGAGGTTACTGTTCCAGCTTTAGGATGTGCTCCAAGTATCAATACAGCACGACCATTGTTAGCCATAGCCCGTAAAGACTTAGCCGCAATCAATTGATCTAGAGTGCCAATCTTGTAGTTCTGGCCAGTCCAAGATGGAACTTGTTCCGGAGTTGATAAAGCACCGAACGGAGGGTTAGTTAAAACTACGTCAACCTCTTGATCTCTCAAGTCATTTATTTTCTTAAGAGCATCACCTTCAATTACGTTACCAATTTGCATTAGCTCCATGTTTTTAGCACGGTGTGGGTCTAGCTCTATCGTTGTGACGTTTTGTGGGTTAGCCGCAACCACCAGCATTCCGTTACCGCCCGTAGGGTCTAGGACTGTAGTGGTGGACTTAACTTGTGCCAGCATACCGGCCAAGTAACCGATAGGCAGAGGCGTAGAGTAGGCGTTGTTTGTCTTACTCAAGACAGACTGAACATCCAATGTAGGCTGGGTCTGATACAGGCCAACAATGTGATCGTAGATAGCCTTTGTATCCGATCCCTCAGTTCTCATATCAGTAATGACTTGGCTGACAAAGCGTACAGCTGCAGCCTCAAAGTCTTCTTGAGTCTGCTTGAGCTTGACGCGGTCACCCTCAAAGTCTGCAATCTTGTACTTTTCTATCTCGCGCTGATCTTTGGCTGGGTTAAAGCCAAGCAACTCAGGCTTTTGCAAATAGGCTTTGATGCCGTACTCAGCCAGCTCGCGGTTGTTCTTTGGCCACCAGCCTTGACGCATGTGATAGAACATGGACTCAGCCATTGAGCCGTTTTTAATTTCAGGCCATTTAAATAGACCCATCTCTTCCATGATGACATCAACGCGCTTTGCCATGTCAATGATTTGCTGATTGACCTTGCTCAACTGCATGGCTTCAGGAGTCAAAACACGTTCTTCACCATCGCGAAGTTTTTTGGTTTCTTCAGCTTCTTTTTGGTCTTTAAACCATTGCAAGCCACCATAAGTGCCTGAGTCTAGGTTGTACTGATCCAAGACGGCATAGCCCAAGTCTTCAATAAAGACAATCTTGGTTTCCATCTTGTAAGTCTTGACTGCCAGAGTCTCTGGGTCAATCTGTTCAAGCATCTGCTTGTAGATTTCATTGAGAGCTGGGCGTTCTTTGCCTGCTGGATAAGCTGTTCCGCCGTAACCATTCTTCTTTGATATGTATCCATCAGCAACAGTAGGGCCAACAAGGTATGGCGAGCCACCCTTGGAAGCATCAAACAACATAGACTCAAATGCGCGAGACAACAGTTCTACGTTGGAGCTCCAGTAGGCAGGGGTTTTACCTTCTTTCTCGTCTAAAGCGCGAGCATCTCTAAAGTACTGAGTTTGTTTAAATGAGTTTCTAAAGATTGGCGCTTGCTCATAGTAAGAGCGGTTTGTAATTGCAGCAAAGAACGCCTTCTTAGGAGGTAGGTTGCGGTTGTCGGTGCTGTTAGCAGTGTCACGCAAAATGGCTTTTAAATTGTTTTCTACTGTCTCAGGGTCTATCGTATTTTTAAGGACGTTAACTGTGCCGTCCATCAACTTTTTGCCGTTGGCTTCTTGTTGAAGATTCCAATCTAAGCCGTGCTGCCATTCATGTCCTAACGATCCATCGCCTTTGGTCTTGGTAAGGTTGATCTCGTTTAACTTGGGATAGTAGTGAGCTGCAGTTCTACCGCCTCTACCCTGCGCTCCAATAGCCATTTTGAGCTTTTCGCCCAGTCCAAGCATCTTTGGAGAGATACCAGAAACATCCGCCAAGTCATACATGGCGTCATAGATAGCGTTCAAGTGAGCCGCGCGCTCGCTCTGGTTAACCCAGTTACCAAAGTCAATACCGCCGGGGAACATTCCAAACGTATCTACAAAGTCTTTTGTATCAACGTCACGGCCTTGACGGTGATCACGCATACCACGACGAATAATGTTGCCTAACTCTGGTGGTACTTCAGCATCTTTTTTAACGATTCGGTTGGTTTGATCAGTTGAGTCTTGAGTATTGCTAGGAAATAGCTCATACATCTTGTTAAGGATTCCAGTTAAGTTATTAACTTTTAATTTGGTACGAAGAGCAAGACCATCTAGCGTGTACTTTAATGTTGACGAATTTGCATTTTCATCTTGAACGTATTTTTCTTTTAATGCAAGATCCAAATCTCCTACACGGGCGTGAGAGTCAAAGACTTCCTGTAGTTTTTGAAGTGCGTCAACATAATTTTGCACAAGCATTTGAACTTCATCTTGCTTGCCCGCTTCCAAAGCCATTTTGATAGCTTGTCGGCTACCCGTTCTATCTGTTATACGAACAATTTTGGCATCTTTAAGAGCTGCAAGAATATAGTCAGATGCAGGCAATACATAGCTTACAACGCCCTCTTTGTACATCATTGTTCCAAACGAGTTGTCTGGGTTTGAATTGATGTCAAGCAACTTGTCTATAGCCACAGCATCTAGCATTTTGGTGATCTGGCTATCTGTGGCGTCTTTAGGTACTGGAGGAGCGGTAATTAAACCTTTGCGGTTTTTAACAAACTCAGCGCCACCGCCTTGAATACTTACCTTCTCAGGTTTGTATAACGCGGAAATAGTTACAAGCTCAGGGCCTGTATAAGATGGGTCATCTGTAGTTGCTTGGACTGACCGATCTGTAATACGGAACCCGTACTTACCTAAAGCCGCCTCAATATCCGATACATTGCCTAAATAAACAGGGATACGTAACAACATCTCATCAGGGAAGATGACAGGCATTAGGTCTTCGGCTACGGCGTTTCCATACAGAAGAGACGCAACAGCATCCACGTTGCCTTCTTCCATGGCAACCTTCATAGGATTCTTATTGAATTCTTCTACTTTTTTCTTTTGTTCTTCAGCCTTAGCTTTTTTTTCCTCGGCCTTAGCCTTTTCCTCTGCGGCTTTAGCTTTCTCTTCTTCAGAGATTTCTACTTTTGGAGGCTTAGGTTCTTTCGGGCCAGCTGGAGCAGCGGGGCCACCTGTAGGCTTCTCTTCTACTGGAACATCAATAGTCTTGGCTCTAATCTTGTATTGCCAAGGAGATGTAAATGTTTTGTTTAAATACTCTTTAGCTTCTTGCTCGCTGTTTAAATCAACATTATCTACACGGCTACTAGCTAAATTTCCCGTCTTATAAACAACAAACCAAATTTGCTTTTTCTTTGTTTTAACGGGCGCAGCGGGGCCACCCGTAGGTGCGGTTGGGCCTTCTGTAGGTTTCTCTTCTACTTGTGCCTCTGCAGGCTTCTCCGCAACTTCTGCAGGCTTTTCTTCTGTTGACGTTTCTGGAGTAGTTACTGCCTCTGGTGCGGTAGGTTCTGTTACTTCTACTGGCGCAGTAGGTTCAGCCACTTGAGTTGGCTCAGTTGGGCCGGCTGTAACTTCTGCCGGTGCTTCTGGTGCGGCAGGCTCCGCCACTTTGACAGGAGCGGCTGGGCCAGTTGTAGTTTCTGGAACTTTGGCGGCTTGCTCGTTGTTAAACGCAAGGCGCTTATCAATCCGTGAGCCTATTGATCTTACTGAGTCAGGAGAAATACCAGATATGTCAGAATACTTTTCAGGATTAGCTTTTAACTCCGCTGAAAACTCAGCCGCTTTTTCTGGGTTGTTGTCTGCAAATCTTTCTAGGAAAGCTCCTTGCATAGCCACAGAATCTGTTTGGAAATTTACAGAAAGAGGATTTTTTCTTTGTCTAATGTTTGAGTATTCAACCGCCAACTTCTCTGCAGAATCAATCTTTGAAACTTCGTCGTTCATTAATTGATTGGATTTTTCAAAGACTTGTTTTACAGGCGCAGATGGGCCACTTGTAGGAGTAATTGGAACGGCTGGCGCTTCTGGTTGGGTAACTTGAACGGGAGCTGCAGGGCCTGCAGTTGGAACTTGTTCCACTTGAGGGGGTTGTTCTTGTACAGCTTCTGCGGGTTTACCCTCGATCTGCTGCTCAAGTTCAGCCAACATAGCTTCGTAGTCTTGGCTTGTATCTGCTTCTGGAATAGTTTGTTGGACTAGGTCAGTGCTTGGGGCTTCGGCAGGTGAAACGGCAGGCGCAATCGCAGTTGGAGGTACAACCTGTACCCCATCAATATCTACACTTCCGTCTTGTCTCGTAACTTTTGTTTGAATATTGCCGCCAACATTTACTGTAGTAGTACCAACAACTGGGCTGTTAGATGGAGGCGCAGGTGAAACGGCAGGTGAAGCGGCAGGTGGTTGAGTGCCTGCCGGAGGAGTACCAAGTATTTGTTGATTCTGTTGAACCAGTTGCTGAATGCCTTGTGGTTGTTTGCCAGCCGCACCAGCACCGCCACCCAGCAAGCCCATACCGAAACCAGTGACGGCTCCCATACCCATGGCTTCTGGTACGCCCTCCATCAAAGGACGGTCTGTGGCGTAGTTCATCCACATTTTTTCCTGACCAGACTGTGGCATCTCTTGGAATACACCTTCAGATATTCCAGAGCCAATAGCGCGGCGACTAAAGTCAAGAACTGATTTGGCTGGGCCTAATGAAGAGCCAGTTGCAAGCATGGTCTGTACGTCATCAAGGCCGAGCCTCTGAGCCAGACGACCGCCAGCTATACCAAACAATGCAGTGCCAGCACCACTTCCTAACGCGGCCAAAGATTGTTCTGTAGTTAGTAACTTGTTTGCGTTTTGTGCGCGAATGTCTTCGGCTGCAGAGCCTGCGCCTAAGATACCTTCGCCAAGACCACCAGCAATTGCACCGCCAACTGTAGGAGCAGCTTTCAATATACCCCTAGCTATGCCAGCTCCACCAATCATTTGAGGTAGTGATTCGGCGACAGAAGTAGCAATAGTGCTTGGGTTTTGTAAAGCAGCTTGGACTGTTGGAACAAATCCTTTAGCCTCGCTTACCTTACGGTTGGCCGCTTGCTGTGCTTCAGACAAGTAGGTATCTAAGATGGCACTAGCTTCTTTGGGTTTGTAGCCATTTTGCTCAAGGAACTTACCCAACGCGCCCCGACTAGGAATATCTGCCAAGCCTACAAAAGCTTCTGGCAAGCCAATAGCTCCTTTGAGAAGAGTAATACCAGCATCTACGGCTGTGCCTAAAACTGTACGCTCTGGATTTTCTTGGTTGCGCTTCTCCAATGCCGCTTTATAGGCTTGGGCATCCATCACATTAGGAGCCATTGGAGCGGCTGGTTCTGTTGGAGCGGCTTGAGCTGCTGGTGCAGCCGCTGGAGCTGGCTCTACTGGCGCAATAGAGGGAAGACCGGGTTCTGGAGCTTTAGTTTGACCGCGTATGTAGTCAGCCAGAATCTTGGCAGATTGAGTATCTCCAGCTGCGTCTGCTCTTTGCAGAGCGCTGTAAAGCTCATTCATGTCTGCCATGTAGTTTCCTTATTTGTATTTGTCTAAGATTTTTTGTACTTCAGGGGGTGTGGCACCCGCTGGAATATTAGATCCAACAGGTGTAGATGTTACCGCTTTTGGGCTGCTTCCAAATAGCCTATCAAATAAACTTGGCTTTTTAACTGGGCTATCTACAACATCTCCTTGAACTTCTGTAGGAAGATCTAAACCAGCTTGGGCATACAAAGGTTTGGCAATCTCATTGATACGTTTAAGGGCGGCGTAGTACTCGGGAGTTCCTTGTTCAATCGTGCCTTGTTTGATTGCATCAGCAATAGCTTTGACTGCTGGATGAGCATTAACTATAGATTGGACTTTAAGTAATTTTTTGTCATCTGCGGAAGGTTTTGTTTCTGCCGCTAATTCATCAATATTTTTGTAATGCTGCCCAAGAATGCCGTAGTACGCCTTGGTATTTGCATTGGATTCTGCGGCGTTTTTAGAAACTTCTCCAGTGTTGTATATGTGATACGCCAAAGTTCCAATATCATTTTTAGCTTTAGCTCCTTCAATAGCAAGCTTATCAAACTCTTTTTTGGCTTTTTCTCTTTCGGCAACAGCGGCTTCAACACCAGCTGCATCACCACGGCGCTTGGCATCCTCTTCTTTAGCGATGCTCTTATGAAACTCAATAGATGCAGTTTCTTGTTTGTCGCGGATGCTGTCTTGTTCTTTTTGCAATACCGCTGAAGCATCAGCAGCCACGGCACCTTGGTATCCAATACCACGGGCTGGATCAGCTTTAGCAAATGCACTAGCTTGAGCAATCAAACGGTCAATACCGCCACGCTCATATACTTCTTGCTCGCGCTTTTCTTTAGCGGCTTGTCGTTTGTTTACTTCCTTGTAAGGGTCTTCTGCAACGCCCGCTAAACGCTGGCTTTCTTTGATGCCTTCATAAGCTTGAGCTCTATTAATAGACTCTGGTGCAGTAGAAGTTATTTCAGGCGCTTGAGGTAATGAAGCAAGGATTGACTCATACGAACCGGCTTTTGGAGCTGGAGTAGGCGCTACAGGAGCCACTTGTGACTTTGCTAACTCTGCTGCAATCTGGGCGTCAGTTAGCACCCGTTTGTTTGGGCGTTCTTGTGGAAACGAAACAAGTTGCTGTTCGTCTGGGTTTAAAGTTGGATCGCCAAACGCAACAATGCCACCACCCGCGTAACTACTTTGATTAAAGTGATTGACAGGCAAAGACATTAGCCCACCACCAGCGGCCATGACCGGTCTTGCAGGAGAAGGTTGTTGTACAAGAGGAGCCTGAGTTGGGTTAACGCCTTGGGGTAGTTGGGTAATGCCTTGGTCAGGCTGGGCGGCCGCAGGGTTAACCATGTTTGGTGCAGCAGCTGGGTTAACCGTATATGGGTTAGCCGCCGGGTTAATGCCTGCAGGAGGAGCCGTTAAAGATCCAGCGACTTGGTCTTTAATAGTGCCTTTGGTTGTATCAAGCGCTGTGCTACCTTCCTCAATTTGCTTGCGACGATTCATCTCAATCAAAGCAAGGAATGCCGGCACCTCTGGGTTTGAGCCATTGGCGTACTTGATCAGATCTTCATTCTTAACCGTTAATGGGTCTTGAAGACTGCTTTGAACTTGAATTAAATTTGATGGTTCGATTGCCATGTTATTTCCTTATTAAGGCGCATTGGGATCAAAGTTGACATCAGGCACGGTTTGATTTGGGTTATATCCGGGATATGGATTCTCTGGAACTGTCATAGCATTTGGATCGTAGATAGGCGACTCGGTTGAGCCTGTTGGAATGAGTTCCCCATTAGCTCCGGGCGTATATCTTCCGCCTTGTGAATCAGTTATGTAAGTTCCATCTGGGGATAAAGAATATCCAAAAGGAACTTGATCAGGATTGATTGAGTTTTTATTTAGCAAAGTACTTGGGTTAATGCCAGCAGACTTCAACACGTTAGTAATCGTATCTCCAGTCATGCCAGAAGCCTTGAGGTTCTTAATAAGCTCTGCAGTACTAGCCGCAGTACCAACAGCGCTTTGTAAGAAACTTGGTTTAGCGTTGAACGTGCTTTCAGTAGATCCGCCAATACCTTTGATGAGGTTGGCTTGATTGGTTAATAGAGTACCGGGGTAGTTTCTTTGATCGAGGTACTGGTTATACAGAGCATTGAGGCCAGCTTGATTTTGAGCTTGCTGAGTATTTCCAGCAGCACCCAAAGCTGTAAGATTTTGCAATCCATATTGGGCTTGTTGAGTTCCAACATTTCCTGCGGCTTGATTTGCCGTTGCGGCTTGAGATAGGCCTTTGAGTCCTACGTCTGTACCGTACTGGGCTTCTTGAATCTTGCGGGCTTGATCAGCATTAAACTGAGTTGCCGCTTTATCGTAAGCAGTGTTGTATCCTTGACCAGTAATGGTAGCTAAGTTAGTTCCTAAATTGCGTTGAGTCTCGGTGTCCATCAGGGCCTGACGAGATCCACCATATGCCCCCGCTTGAGTTGACTTGGCCGCATTACCTAATTGAGTAATCTGTGACTGACGACGGGCCTCCTCCAGCTGTGGATTGAGCGCGTTCTGCAGATATGGGTTCATGTACTGCTGAACAGCATTTGCATCAAATGCGCTACCAACGGGGTTGTAACTTGTTCCAGCTGCTTGATTGCCGATATCCAAAAGATTGGTGCCGGCCGTCGTCATGGTAGACGGCAAAGTCAGGTTTGACAATCCTTGAAATGCTTTGTTTTGAAGTTCAGAAGTACCGGCGGTTAACTGGCCTGTGTATTGAGGAGCTGGGTTATTAAGAAGCGCCTGACCTTTACCCAGTACATTAGAGACGTAAGGTTGAGTAAAGGTGCTTGGGCCTGTTACCTTTGCCGAGCTGGGCGTATCGGTAAGTCCTGATGATGATAGTAGTGCCATGGTATTTCCTTACTTAGGAATAAATTTTTGGGGTTTAATCTGTTTGCCTTGCTTGGGGTTTCCCGTGCGGGCTCTGCGAACTTGATCCATCATCTTGTATAAAACTTTAGCTCCAGCATCTGTTGAGCCGTTTCCAAGATGAGATACCACATCAGCAGGGATTACAAACTCGCCATCAGCCAATCTAGCTGGTTGTTTGTTGCTGATTGAAGCTGGGATATTGTCTGACATGCCATCTCCGGGGCCTTTGAGTAAACGGCCTCCATCAGAGTAACCGCCAAGAGTTCCGCCACCAGCCAGAGACATTAGGCCGCCGTGAGCAGCAGACACGAATCGTGGATCAAGCATGGCCTGACCTTGAGCTGCGCCATCAATAGGAGGCTGAACTTGGCGGGCATTCCAGTTAAGAACTTGCTGTCTATAAGCAGCCGTTTGTGCAGCTGGGCTTGAACTGTCACTAGCCAACGCACCTAAACCTAATGCTGCTCCGCCAATTAAAGCCGCATTTCCAAAGTTAAATCCACTAGATGTTGGAACTTTAACGGATGCCACGGGTGTTGAAGTTGGTGTACTTGTCAATGATTTTGAAAGCTCTGCCAATGTAGGTTGTTGGGTTACCGGAAGGATGTCAGCTAATGGATCTGTTTGTTGGGCTGGCATATTTGATACGGAGTTTGGATCAATACCAATAGACGCTAAGAAGTCTTCTTGGCTTGTTTTAAGGTTAGGCGTAAATTCAGTATCAACTATTGGAACTTCGTTTGGTTTAATTGGAATTGCTGTTGTTTCAGCTTTAGTTTCTTCTGTTTTTGTTTCCGGCCCTTTCATTAGCTCTTGTTGAAGCCCAGATACAGCCTCATTGTCAGGAGCTAACCAAGCATTAGTCGTAGGATCGTAAAAAGAACCAGCTGGTTTATTGTCTGCTTCGGTTGAAGACAATAGACGATAACCAAATGGGGGTTTGTATTCCTTGGCTGCGGGACTATCAGCATAAATTGGCGCGCCAGATACATCTACCCTATTAAGGGAGGCGGCATCTAATGGGCCAGCAACCTGTACACCCTTGGGAATAACTTGTTCGGCAAGCTCATTGGTTGAGCTTATGGATCCAGCAGCAGGATTAAATCCGCCTCCTACATCGATATTGTCAGGGCCTCTTGTACCGCCCACTTCTGACATCTGTGCAGATTTATACTGAGCTTTTGCTTCACCAATACCAGCATTGATTGCGGCGTTTACTAAAGCTTGGGAAGGATCTCCACCCATTAAGGTGGCTGCAACAGTAGCATTTACTGCCGCTTTTTGTCCTGATGATAAGTTCTCGAAACCGGGAATTTGATCTGTAACGGCAGCTGTTCCAGCAGAAATTCCTGAATTTGTAAGTGCAACCAAAGGGTCTTGACCGCGAATAATACCAGCGGCTGTACCGCCAGCAATCTTGCCAGCTATGTTTCCAGCAACATCGCCGGCCGTACCCATGCCAGCTTCTTGAGCGGCCAACATGCTACTTTGTTGAGAGCCTATATCTGTGCCGTATGTATTTGCAGCTGCAGCACTGTCTACGCCGGTATTAACGTAATTGCTAACTCCTTGAGCAACACCTTGGGCTACATAGGTTGTCGCGGCAGCCTTTAAGCCGTCTTCTAAACTTCCACCGTGGGCAATTGTGTCTGCAGCAGAAACTAGAGGAAGGAACTCGGGAGCAACAATAGCTACAGTTATTTTTGCAGCGGCGCCAATTGGATCAGCTTCAACTGCTTTGATGGTGTTATCAACAGCCTTTACTACAGGCTCAACAACTTGGGTAACAACCGCATTGCCAACGTCGGAGACAACATCTCCTACGGAAGAGACTACGTCACTTACCGCATCGCCGACACTGGAAACTGCATCTGCTACTGCACCCATATCATTGTCCTAAGTTCAAAACAATCCGCCTGCCGCCGGATTTCAGTTTGTACTCTTTGAACCCCATGCCCGGCATTGGAGGATTCTTAGAGATGGCGTGGAATAAAGTACTTATTGCCGGATCTTCAAACTCCGTGACCAGCATGTTCATGCCTAGCTTTTTGGCATAGACCACATATTGACGGCTGTTTTCTACAAAGTTACGAGCCTTGTCAGCGTTTAGGGCTTTGAAGAAGCCTTGGCCGTTATCCCCTTTATGAAGGATAAAGACTGTGTTGCCCATTTGTTTGACGTCTGTATTGGGCTGGGACATTTCGGTTAGTATGGCTGGAAATGCTATTTTGGGAGAATGCTGGGAACGAGTACTCTCTAACGCGATATTAGCTATATCAGCGATATTGAGCTTCTTCTCCCTGCTGTCTACCATTGCCATACTAGATCTCCAGAATTGCTGCAGAATACACGTTACCCATGCCAGCGGCTAAGCTGAGAATCAAACCACCGGGGTTAGATTCATCATAGGAAAGAAATTGGTTGTCATGTGTTGTGCGGTTTTCTATCTTTGGCACAACGCCACGTTTTAAGTCATCAATTAGCAAACATGTCTCGAGCAAACCACTGGCGCCCATAGTGTGTCCGATTTTAGCCTTGTATGACGTTGCAATGTAATCCCCTAAACAGTAATTTAAAGCGGCCTTTTCAGCCACGTTATTGGAACTTGTTCCAGTGCCATGGGTTTTGACCACCTTAATCTGTTCGGCAGCAGCGCCAGAAACGTGCAAAGCACCCTCAATAGAACGCACAAACCCCTGCCCGTCTTCTCGCTGACCGATAGCATTTGAGTAATTTTCGCTAGCCGTATAAGCCCCTTTAAGGGTGGCCAGTGGGTTATCCGAGTCAGCCTCAAACACCGCCAGCACAGCGCCTTGGCCAACCCTAAACCCATAGTTAGTGTCATCAAATGCTGATGGCAATATGCCGCGCTCCTCATCTTTTTGAGACAGGGACGCTCTGGCTTCACCAAAGAACTCTAGTACCGCGTTTGATACGGCGTCTTCTACCGACAGAACTACTACTCTTTTAAACCCGTAGTGGTTGATGAGGGTTTGGACATCCATAAGGGCTTTGAGGCTTGACGCGCAGGCGGTGGCATCGGTAACAACATGATCCGTAGCACCCAAGGCTTGGGCCGTTCTTCCAGCGTAGACCTGAGTAAGGGAAAAGGGGAGGAACTTGTATTCATAGGATAACCTTGTAGGCTTCTTGGAGCGTGGGTTAATTCCGGCAAAGTGGGCGTTACCTGAAGCAAGAATAAATGCAGTCTTGCCAACGCGGTTTTCGCGTAGGGATTTGACCAGCTCTGGGTCTAGAACCTTTTCAGCTATACGGTGAGGAGCATAAAACATCCCAGTACTCACGCGGGCGTATGTCTCTGGAAACCAGTGAACCCTCTGGGGAAATGGCCCCTCCATCAGCTCAACCGTGGTTGAGTAGGCCGTGCGGTAGTGCGTTAGGTGGATCATTTAATCTGCTCCAGAGCCCATTCCATAGACTCAGGATCGCGCGTCTTATGCAACTGGATGAAGTCGTAAAGCTCATCTACAGTCTCAGGTTGGAACTCTTTTGATATCTCATCAGGTATGTCATAGATCATGCCCATAAACATGCCAATCATCAGCATGTCTAGGGAGTCAAAGCAAGTCTCTTCAAACCTCTCATCCATGCGCTCAATAGGGACAAACTCATGGTGAGCTGGGCGAGCAACTCGGGCAACTTTGTTTAACAGCTCTATGAAATTCATCCGACCTTCCAGTTTGTTCCGTCTGAATATACCGGCGTTTTTACAGCCCCGCCTGTAGTTACGGTAGAGCCAAATACCGGAGCTAAAGCATCAGACACAAATGCTCTAGCCCCTACTCCAGAGGTGGCGGCGCTTGGTAACGTTACCACCGTGTAAACGGTTAAAGCCGGAATTATTCCGCTGTCTGTACTAAGTTGATCCAATATGCCTTGTATACGATTGAAGTACAGGCGCAAGACATTATTAAACTGGTTTTGGTATAGAGCGGAATACTCCTCTCCGCCAAGAGGCAGTGCTGGTGCCGCGATCTTGTTTATCTTGGATTCAGAGGTAACAATGTATGTCATCGTCTGCCGTCCAACCTAATATCTAGACGGGGTGAGCCTAGTTGCCAAGTTACACCTTCTGCGGTAGATCTAACTTCCATAGCCAATTGACGGCCTCTAACCCTTGTATAGATCTGTCCAGTAAATGCTTCAATCGGAAGAACAGCTGTGCGGGTGATAGTGGCGGAAGCGTTACCACCCACAGATTGAGGATTGTTATATCCAGAGCCTGAGTTTTGCATTGGCTTTAAATACATGGTGACTTGCGGGCTAGTTGCGCTAGAGCCACGGAATGTAATGTCAGGAAGTACCCGCCACACAAATCCAAACCTATCTCCATCATCTAAATCAAATTCAGCCGATGTGATGTAAGCCTCAATAGGTAGGGTTGTTCCTGTAGTCTTATCGTCTACCCCAACTTCATGATTTACAAGGTTGTTGTCATAAGTAGCGCCAATTGGGTAATCGCTTAGACCAGAGTCAAGCCATGCCGTTCTGCCCATAGAGCCGTAGTACCAAACACCAACACCGCCATTTCCATTTGGCTCAAGGTAGTTATACACAACATAAGAGTCAACAACAGTAGAACCTAAAGAGCAGTAGAACCACCAGACTTCATTAAAGCCCTCGTTAGTTCCTGACATAACTTGGTCAAACTGGTCTTTGTTGATGTTTTCAAATACGTGCTGACGCAAATCACAAGACAGCGTTTGTGTACGTCCATCATATTTATAGAACTTATCCACACCCATCCAATATGCCACGCCGTTAGCGTAGCCCACGGCATTTTCTCCGGCGATAGATACGTTATCGCCTACCAATTGAGAACCCCAAACTACGGGAGCGCCTACATACTGGAGGGAATATAAAGATGAGTCAGTCCATACCAATATTTCTTGGCGGGCTTGCATGGCGGTTACTATTTTGGATCCGTGGGACAAGCGGAGATCGCCCGCCGTATTAGTAGCGGCAGGAGTCCATTCCACTACCGATTCTTGGTTAGACCAGCGAATCTGCATGGGGTCTTGGGTAGTCGATCCAAGAGCGTTACACCCGAAAGCAAATACATATCTGCTTGTATCAGAGACAAGAATAAAGTTCTGAACTATAGGACAGGCTGATGCGCTGGCTAGGCTAACAATGTTTATGCCCCGCGAGGACACAGAATGAACCCCTGACTGCGATCCACTTGTGT